AAATGCAACAACAGCCCATGCCGCCCTTGTGCAACCTGACGAACGGCGGCGAGAGGTGGAGCCGCGGCCGGTTCTCTGGCCCTCGGTGCCGGTGGTGGTGGCCGTCCTCCGATGGTCGGCGGCTGGTCCGCTGACGGTTCCCGGTCTGGCATGGTCGGCGGTGTCCGTGGTGGCCGATCTGATGCAATCAGCCGGAACAGGCCCCCGGCGGTGACTCCTCCACCCCTTCCCCTTTTTCCCTTGTCCATTGCTTCCGGGCCTGCGGGAGTGCTTCACACTTTTCTTCATTAAGGTAAAGCGTCCGGGGGTTCTATGGGGTACGTTTTAGGGTACTATAATAGACCGCGCCCGCAAGAAACGCGCCCGCGCGCATAGGGGTTAAAAATAGCCGTCTGGCATGGCCCAGGATGCAAGCGGCTGCGCGGCGTGGGTCTGTGGTGCGGTGCTGGGCGGTATTGCTCAGAGGGGCAAAAGAACGCCCGCCGGGGCGGTTCCCGGTGGGCTGGTGGTGGCTGGTGGCATTAGGTTAAAAACAGTTCGCCGTTGATCTCAAGGCTCACGGCCTCTTGTTTCATCTCGCGTTTGATCTTCTGGCAAATGGCGACGATCTCGGCGCCGTGGCGCTCGATGTCCTCCGCTGCGGCGTTGCTGTAAATGATGGTCACGGCCTCGCCCACGAGCCCGGCGGACTGGCTCACCCAGTAGCCGCGGGCCTCGGTGGCGGTGGCTCCGCCAAACATGGCGGATAGCTTCGCGGCGACTTCCTCCACCTGCTGCCGGTTGTCGGTGGGGTGGTCGGTGTCGGTGGTGCTGGGTACGTAGATAGCCACGCGGGAGTCCAGACGGACGACGCCGGGGATCGTTTCAAAAAAGCTCTTTTTCATTTCGTGTTCCTCCTCTTCCTTATGCGGTCGCCCGTGTGCGGCGGTTGATCTCTGCGAGTGCTACCCTTACTGCGGCTTCGTCCTCGGCGTATGCCGTGCCGGAGATCGTCCCGCAGGCCCTCCGGTATGCTGCCCGGTCATCAGCCCAGGCGATCAGCTCGCGGAGCTTGTCCATGCTCATTTTGCTGTAATCCATTTTGTGATCCTTTCCGGCCCGGTGGGCCTCTGGCCTGTCGGCCTCCGTGGTGTTGTCCTGTTCTTTATGATTCTATTATATATAATTCTGTAATTATATCAAGGTTCAAAATAACCAATATTTCTGTAATTATATTGTTGAAATTGTATATTTACAGAATTATATATAAGGTGGTAAAATATCGACAGTAAAGGAGGCGGAAACGTGGACGGACTAACGGTTATCATCAAGAAGCAGCCGCAAAAATATTTAGACAAGCTGCCGGAGCCTGAACGGGGCCGGGTAGCGGCGGCGGTGGCCGGATTATCAACCCTTTCCGGCGATATTGTCCCCTTGCGGGGTGCTGGCTCTCGCATGTACCGGTTGAAAATCTATCATTATCGGGCAATTTTCCAGATTGACACGGACAAAGAAACCGTTACTGTAAAAGAGATCAATACACGCGGAGACATATACTAAAACAGAACAAGAAGCCGAATAAAGAAGCAGAAAAAGCAGCATAAACAATCGTATTGAGGCATTGAAAGGAGCATATAACATGAACGAAGCATTACGCGCACGACTGGCAGAAATTGACGCCCAGCCCGCCGAAAATCTCACCCGGGGAGCTGCGGCCAGCCTTGCCGCTGCGGAAGCTATGGACGACGGAACCGCCGAAAACATCAACGATTATATAGCCCGGAAAACCAAAACCACAAAGGCCCAGCAAGCCGCCGTTCGCAAGTATGTAAAAAAGACTTATGACAGAATGGATCTTGTTTTACCGAAAGGGCAAAAAGCCGTTATAAAGACTTGCGCCGCCTCCCTGGGGGAAACGGCAAACTCTTTTGTAAATCGTGCTATTTCGGATGCACTCGCAAAATATCAAGCCAACGCCTAACACCAAAACGCAGAACAGCGACCCGGAAAACCTCCGGGCCGCTGCTTTTTTTATGCCGTTTTTTAATCCGTCACGCGCTCACCGCTGGGCAAAATGAAAGACGTTTCAAACCCACAGCCAACGGCCCCGGCAACGTCCTTCAGATCCGCGGGGGTAAACCCTTCCCGCTTCATCTTTTGCGAAAACGCCTGCGGGCTGCTCCCGCAGCGCCTCGCCAACTCTGAAACGCTGATTCCCAGCTTTACACATAAAATTTTGATCTGCTCCGATGTCGGCACAATATCACCTCTTCTCACTTTTTACTATAAACGTTCCCGTTTGCATTGTCAACTATTGTTTTTTGAAAATAAACGGTAAGATTTAAATTTACCTATTGACATTATAAACATTATCGTTTATACTATAAACATCAAGAGAACAAAACGAAACCGACAGGAGGCCGCAATCATGAGTTTTCCCCTTTTTATCCTCGTCCTGGGCGCTGGCACCTTTGCCCGCCTGATGTTCCGCGTGGTGGATCTCATCGAGGCCCGCCGCTAAATCAAAATCAAGGAGGATCGCAAAATGACCACTTATAAAACCCGCAAAGCCGCCGCCCGTGATGCGGCGATCATGGCCCAGCAGGAAGCCGCCGAACGGGTGCAAAGCTGGGAAGAAGTCGCAGAGGCCGCCGACCGTCTGGAACGGCTGGCCCGCCGTTTTGGTCTCCTGCGGGAGTTCCGGGAAAACGGCCTTATCTGAACAGAAAAGGAGGATTACCCCATGTTTAACAGTCTTTACCATGCCGAGATCGGAGGCGGCTACACCCTCCGCCGGAAAGTCATCATCAACGCCGCGGACCTGCGGCCCCTGGGCGGTCAAATCGATGTGGCCGCCATCATCGAGAACGGCGACGAGCTGAACAGCACCACCGTTACAACGGAGGCCGCCGCGCTGGCCGCGTTTCATTCCATGGTCCAGCAGTACGCCGAACCTTTGCAAAAAGCTGTGGACGCCGCCGGACTGGTTCCGGGCCGGAAATATACCCTTGTATATCTCTCCGAGTTCGGTTTCCCCATCGCGGAGAAAATCACCTTTCACGGCTACACCCTCACCACCTACGCCCAGCACGCCGACGTTGTGCGCCTGACCTACACCCCATACCGTAAGCGCACCACCCGCGGCCGGTTGTTTCTCGGTTCTTCTTCCCTGCTAATCTTCAACGGCTGGCAGGATCTGCCGGAAACCGCCACGCACGAAACCCTGAAGGAGGACGAGAAAATCAAGATCACCCGCAGTAAATACAGCTGCTTCTCCGCTTCTTATATCGAGGACGCCGCCGCCATGCTGAAGGACCCGGTTATGATCTTCAAAAGCTACCAGACCGGCACCAACGGAAAAGTTTACGCCTGAACAGACAAGGAGGACCACAAGATGAACGAAAACTATTGTACGCTTGTTATCAACTCTGGAAATATCAATCATTATCATTCTTGCGCCGATGAAATGTACAATGCCGAATATTTGCACGGGATCGGTTTTTCGATGGAAACGGCTATTGAAATCGCCGCATGGGCCACACTTGCCCCAGAGGGCGACACATACGAACAGGACGAGCGCCCCGACCTAAAAATCTATATCATCTGAACAGCAGCACCCGGACACCTTGGAGCCGCCGCACCGGGTAAAGCGACGGCACCCCAGAAAGCCAAAATCTACACATTCAAAACACAATTTCAGGAGGTTTTACCATGAACGACAAGAACAACCGCCCCATGAAAACCGGCGACGTGGTGGAAATCACCGGCGCATACTTTAAAAATGACAACGGCCTTTACTTCGTCGAGCACACCCCCGGCGATCCGAATTGGAGCGGCCGGGATCACTGCCTCCGGCGCATCAAGCGCAACGGCGAACTCAGCACCGCAAAGGACAATCTTTGTTTCTGGCCCATTTCCGCTTTTGTGAACAGCCGGGACAAGCGGGCCGCCGCGAACCAGTGGAACCGGGAACACGCGGAAATCGAAATCAAGACCTTCCCCCACACAGAACACATTGCGAAATTCTTTGAAGCCGAGGCGGCCAGCCTGGACACGACGATCAAGCGCTATACATGGGACTTTGGCGAGGACAACCAGACCGTCAAGGACGCGAAAGAAACGCAAGCCTTTTACCGCTCCGTTTCCGATGGTCTCCGAGCTGAACAGACCGCCGCCGATCTGGAAGCGGAGAACGCCAGCCGCCGCGATGAACAGGAAGCAGAACAGGCCGAGCGGGAAACGGGTTTACGCCGCCGCGTTGCTGGACGCTGCTTCATTGCCGATACAGAACAGGCCCACCCCATCACCACCGGCGCCCCCTTCGTTGAAATCCCCTTTTCTGAAAATCCCGCTTTTTACGCCTGCACGGATCAATCAGGGAAAACCGGCGAACCTCTCCGGCTGAGCGTCGCCGCCGCTGCAATCATCATCCGGCATTATGACGCCGAAGTGTACGCCGATCCGGACTCCGCCTATGATAAAACGGATTTCGTGATCCGCTACACCGACGAACACGGCCAGCCCTCCACCTACTCCGGGCGGTATGATTTGGGATGCAACGACGGCGGCCTAATCTCCCATATCCGCAGATTTGGCGAAAACCTCCGCAGCATGGGCCGCTGTGGGAACAGCCAGCCCACCGAACAGGACGAAGCCGACGCCGCTGCGATTCTTGCCCTTGCCGACCTGCTGACCGCCGAGATCAACCCCACCACCCCCACCCCGCCCACGGGTGGGAAGGTGGAAGCGGTGGAGTTTACCCAGCCCAGCACCGACACCCAGCAGCCAGAACAGCAGACCCCCGCCACCGGCGCAGGCGCAGAAGCGCCCGCAGAACAGCCGGAGGCCATCACCGCAGAACAGGCAGAACAGGCAGAACAGCCCACCCCGGAAAATCGGCCTGAAACGGTCCCGCCTTATGGTTCCATCGACGAGGAAACCGCCCGGAACGCCCACTATTGCATCCACATGGGCGACTACAAATCCGGCAGCGCCACGGCCAGTTATCGAAATTCCGTGAACAAAGCCGCCCAGATGGTAGAACAGCAGAAGGCCCGCGTCAGCGCTTTTTACCATGACAAGCTGGACGCCCTGCTGAACAGCTACGCCCGTCGCCTTGCCCAGTGGACGAACGATTACAACCGCAACCAGGCCAGCTATCCCAGCCAGTTTATCGCCGGGGCGGGCAACTTCAATATGCGCAAGCACAACCGCCAAATGTCCCGCGAGGACTCCCTGTGGGAGGAATACCGGCAGATTGAGGCGATTTTGGACAAGATCCGCAGTGTCGGCACCGGCCCGGTAGACCTTGCCGACCCCCACGCCCGCGAAATGCTCACCGAGCGCCTGAACAGCCAACGCCAGATGTTGGAGGACGCCAAAACCGCCAACGCCTATTACCGCAAGCACAAAACGCTGGAAGGCTGCCCCGGTCTCAGCGAGAAAAACCGCGCATGGCTGACCCGTCCCGGTGTGTTCGCCTCCGGTGACGGCTCCCCCATCTCCCTGTACGGCTCCCCCTTCCCCGCATACGAACTGGCCAGCATCCGGGGCAAGATCGAGCGGACAGAACAGCGCCTCGCGGAGCTTGACCGCAGAGAACAGCAGGCCGCCGAGCCTCAGACCGGCACCGCCTTTGACGGCGGTCAGATCGTCCGCAATATCGACCTGAACAGACTCCAAATCCTCTTTGACGCCATCCCAGACGCCGACACCCGCGCCGCCCTGAAGCAAAACGGCTTTCGCTGGTCTCCGAAAAATCAGGCATGGCAGCGCCAACTCACCGACAACGCCGAATGCGCCGCCCGTCAGGTCCTCCGCCTTGCCTGAACAGCGGCAAAAACCCCATTGGCACACCCTGCTACAATGAAATTAAGAACTGAACAGCCCAGCCCCGGAGGTCACGAGGGCATGAAAGGACAGCCCCATGTTTATGGTTTACTTCAAAGGTCCCAGAGACAAACAGCATAAGCCCATGAGCCTGAACACCGGCGAGCTGTTTAACCGCCTGGTTTATGCGCCCGTTTACAATGACGATCTTCTCCCCGCCGTGAAGTCATGGATCGACCTGAACAAAAAGAACGCCCCGGATTGTTCGATCCAGTGCCGCGTCCCCGGCACTTCGAAAATCCTATACGCCTGAACAGCGGCGCAGGAAGGAGAACCCCATGTACTTTCTCGAAAATTACCGCGGCTTTGGCGTATACCTGATTGGATCGGGATATATCGCCCGTAACCGCGAAAGAATTTTAACCGCAAAGACCTACGCCGAAATGATCCAGTGCATCAACCTCTGGACCTGCTGTTGAAAGGAGCGCAACCATGAAAACCGCCGGATATTGGGAGTGCAGAAACGAGATCATCGCCGCGCGCCTCCCCACCCCGCACAAGTACGAACCGTTTACCGAGCTTTTCAACGTGGACAAGCTCGACGCCATCCGCGACAAATACGGCGTTGACCTTTACCGCAAGTGCTACGCAGACGTAGCCCGCGAGGTCATGGCTGCCGCGATAAATGCGCAGAAGGAAGCCCGCGCAGAAATGACTTATTCTGAAAAAATTGCCGAAGTCAAGAAGGCCGCAGTCAACTGCCAAATAACCGGAGGCTTGCTTGACCGTGGATATTGGTACGGTGAAAATCCGTATGCCGATCAACTGATCGAGAATGCCCTTCTGTGCGACCTTTTCCCTGAAACGGTCGCTGACCCTGAAAACTTTTGCAATTTCCGCAGATCCGATTATGCCATTCTCAGACTGAGCAAAAAAGTCAAACGTGAAATAGGAGGCGAACTCCATGCTGAACACTGAACAGACCCTCACCCGCGTTTTGCGGATCGTCCACGCGCTGGACGAGGACGAAACCGCCATTTATACCGCCGTCAGCAAGAACCCCTACGAATGGGAAAGCGCCGTCGGCCCCATCCCCCAGCTGTATTTCTTAGAACAGGATCTCCGCCGCACGTTGGTGGAGGAAGCCGCCACAAAGTCTGGGCGCCGCTCCGCCTTTTTCGCCGCCCGCCGCATCTGCGACGCAGCCGTGGCTAAGAACAGCACCCGCCCCGCTTCACAGGGCTTCTGGATCGACGAGGAAGGCAAGCAGTGCGTCTGCGACGGGTACCGCGGCTTCCGCCTGAACAGCCCTATGGAGCTGACCGCCGCGCCGGAACTCAGCGCCGACGGTTCCAGGTTCAACCTGGCGCAGATCATAGCCCCCACCCGCAAGAACACCCTGCGTCTCACGCTCCCCTCCGTGACGGAGGTTCGGGCGAAAATCAAGACGGACCGCGCGGAATGGGCTGCCAAGCGCCACCGCAAGGGCGAAACCTTCTCCCCTTATTACGATTTCGGCCCCGGTCTCCCCAGAGTCAACCCAAACTATCTGATCGACTTCCTTCAGCTTTTCCCCGACGGCGAGGCGTTCGCCTCTGAACAGAAGCCCTATATCACCCCCATCTATTTCCGGTCCGCAGACGGCGAGGGCATCCTCTGCCCCTGTCGCAAGGCCGACGAAGCCGCCGCCTGAACAGCGGCGCAGAAAGGAACCGTCCCATGAATTATAAAGCCATGAAGTACAACGCATTGATTGACGATCTTGTTTCGCTTGCCGAAAAGTCGCATGATTTCCGAGAGTCTATCGTCTGCACGGAGGCGTCAACAACGATCAGGCATCTCTTCGACAAAAGCGAACGGCTTTCGATGGAGCTGAAGCGCACGGAAGAAGTCGCCGCAAGCGCCAAGTCTGAAAAGTTCAGTCTGCAATCTTTTATCCTTGCGAACCTCATTCAACCGAATCAGCAGGTGATCCTGTATGAATATACAGGTGTCCAGGAGATGCGCCAATCTTGGCTCGGCCAGTTTTGTGGAATCCCGGATTCCTATGTCCACCGCACTGTGGATAAAGTTTTTGTACCAGCCTACCCGGATATGTTGCCTTTCAACTCCACCCTTTACATTCTTTTGGCCCCGGAAACCTAAAGTCCCTATCCCCAACAACATTTGATTTTTATAGGAGGATGAATCGGAAATGCAAAAAATTGTTTTGAACGGCATGACCTTTGACGGCGCATCCGTCCTTCGGGCCGTGGAGCAGGTGGACCTGTTACCCTGTGGCGGTGAAGGCATGACCTGGAATCCGTGGCAGATCGCGACCCCAGAGGAATATGCCATGCGCCTTCAAAAGATCAATTCGGCGCACTGGGATGCGCTGGATGTTGGCGAGATCCAGCCAGGTCCTTGTCTCTCTGCGCGGGAGATCGTCAGAGGCGGATGGAAGTTTTTATATCAGGTCGATGGACGTGGAGACTGGCAGTCTCAGTGCTTTACTGTATGTGAAGCGGTTCCCCAGAAGTCCTAAATGTCAAAAACCCCCTTGGAGGGGTATCGTATAATAAAATCAAGGGCGAGATAGACGCCGCCCTTGCTTTCCATCTTTCTATCTTCCCTCACGCACGGCGGCTGCCGGCCTACCCAACGGCAGCCGCCAAACTCCAAAACAGCATGGGCGAAAATCGTGCGGGCACGAACGCGGCCTAATCACCCGTGTGAACAGGCTTTTCCATTTCGGCTTGTTTTCCGGTTCAACTCCGGTTTCGCTCACCAGCGGTGCGGATGCCGCACGTAGTATTCTCCTACCTTCCAAGCGTGGCCCGTAAGTACACGCTCGCCGTTCTCGGAGCGGTGCCCCGGTGTGATTCCGGCAGGGCGCAACGCGGATATAGTTCATCGGCAGAACGGCGGCTTCCCAAGCCGCGAAGGTGGGTTCGATTCCCATTATCCGCTCCAAGGGTGCACGAGCAGCGCCCTGCATGGATCGCAAAGCCTCCTGAATGTGTATGACAGCCCGGAAAGACGGGCCGCCACATCACCCGCCATGGCGCAAACAAGGCGGGTCTATGCAGATGTCCAACCGGTGCTTTTTGTCCTTTCCACCCGGGAGCCGGGGACCTCTCCGGCCGTCTGCACCATGCCCTCCCACATAAGAGGTGGTTACTCTATAAACCGTAGTGGGCATGAAACCTCCATATCTGGCAGTGGAGTCGGCGGGTTGATACAGCCGCTATCGGGACGGTATTCTCGGAGAATCTGAGCGACATGACCGCCGGGAAAGTCCGGCATCTATACGCAGACGTCCAAGCCGCGGTCGATCACGCGGGGAGTTGGGGGCATCTCCAACCGTCTGCACCATGGCGGGGAACGTTTCGGGTGATGCGTCTCTGCCAGTGCTCCCCAAAAATATAAGCTGCGGCCTGCAAAAGCAGCTCGTCTCCGGCAACTGGTACTTGCCCTTGACGCCCCGGTGCAATTCCGGTTGGGCATAGGACCCCTCGCACCTCTCGTCCAGGGTTCCCTGACGAAGTGTCCCAGAGGGGACATTTGCAGACGTAGCTCAGTAGGTTAGAGCACCCCCGAAATGGGGAACGATGCAGGTTCAAATCCAGCCGTCTGCACCACATCCAGCGCCGTGAGAAGTACAATCACAAACGGGTTGCCCGGAGATGGGCGCGGCAGGGCAACAGAAACGTGTACCTATGGGGGCCAACCGCAGGCAGCCGACACGCAGCGGTGACAGTCTGGAAAGACAGACAAACATAGGGGCGAATGTTCCAAGGCTGGCGAGGCGGTCTCCAAAACCGCTTGGGTGGGTTCGATTCCCAACCGTCCCTGCCAACTCTAAACGGAGTCACCAACGGAGTATAAACAAGTGGGGTAACCGTGGAAACCGGAGATATGCGGCATAGGTGCCCCGTAAGGGGAGACCACAGCGAGTGACGCCGAATGCTGGCCGAAGCGCTAAAGCAGGGCAGGACTGCAATGCCGTACCATCCCGGCCAGCGGGCGAGGAAGCGCAAAAAGCTAAGTATTAGGCGGCTGGTATAATTGCCAAGTTCCTGATGGCTGGTAGGAAGACGCAGCGCAGCCGGGAGCCTATGTAAAAATACAGGGGTGTAGCCAAGCGGTAAGGCAAGGGACTTTGACTCCCTCACGCGCTGGTCCGAATCCAGCCATCCCTGCCATTGAAATTTTAGGAAAGGAGGATGTCCCATGAACAAGACTGAATTGATCGCCGCCGTTGCGGAGCGCACCGGCCACACCAAGCATGACACCGCACTGCTGGCCGACGCCCTGTTTACCGTCATCGAGGAATCCCTGCTCAACGGCAGCGAGGTCAAAGTCCCCGGCTTCGGCAAGTTCGCCGTGAAGCACCGGGAAGCACGGGTGGGGAAAGATCCCCGCACCGGCGAGGAAAAAAAGTTTCCCGCCAAGACGGTTGCGGTGTTCCGCCCCGCAAAGCCCCTGAAGGATGCCCTGAACGGCTGATACCCCCATTTCGTAAATCGCCCACAGAAGCCCCGTAAGCGCCCCTTGAGTTTCGTGGGGTAGTTTTAGCCCCTCGCCTCTCTCTTATCTCTCAGGCCGCTTGTGGGGCCGTCAGCGCAAGAATTTTAATCAAGACCATACTCATACCGAAAAAGGGGGAACGGTTTCCGTTTTGGAAAAGGTTCCTCCCTTTTTTATCTCGACATTCCATGTAAAAGCGCCTATAATTTCCCCATAAAAAGGAATTACACACCTAAAGGAGATTTTTACGATGAAGATTATGAACCCCGCCGCCATGAACCGATACAACGCCTTGCGGGAGGCCGCCGGTAAGATCGACCGTCTGGTCCCCCAAGTCCGCTTGCTGGACCAGCCGCCCCACGAGAACCGGGAGAACGCCTCCGTTGCGCTGGAATTTCCCACTCCCCTTGTGGTTCTTAATTCCACCATCCGTCAGGCGCTGTCCTTCCTGTTCTGCCAGTGCGACACTGTGCAGACGGACAAGACGGACCGGGGCATCTGCTTCACCTTTACCGTCTCTGAAATCTGGATCACGGAGGAAACCACATGAACCTGAAAACCAATGTCACCCGTCGGGACTTCGCATTCAGCGTCACCGCCGAGACCAAGGCGGGAGAGCTGCGGATGTTCGATCATACCGTTGACGCCGAAAGCGAGGAAGCCGCCCGCCTGCTCCTGATCTCCTATCTGGAAAGCCGGGGCATGGAGCTGGTGGAGGCCCGCCTCACCGGCGCGGAATAACGAGGTGCACTGCATGAGTAATCAAAACGCAGAAATGAAAGCGCTGGCCGATAACTTCTGGAATAACTACTTTCGACCCAAGGTGGCGGACGCCACCCGCTCCTGTCTCCGTCTGGAAAAGGCAACCGTGAAAGCGGCCCCCAGCGGCGGCACTGTGGCCGTCCAGTTTCCCTTCGACGATGCCGTGTTAAATTTGCCCTACGCTTCGTCCCTCTCCGGTCTTACCGCCGGACAGTCCGTCTGGGTGGGCATCCCCTACTCCGACCTCTCCAACGGCGTTGTGATGTTCGACGCCACTTTCCAGAACCTTTAAGCAAACACCTTGCAACCTCTAAGCAAGTTCTAAGCAAGATTTAAGCAAGTTGTAAGCAAGTTAAAAATCAAAGCCGCCCACCACAAAAGGAGGCCATACCTATGCCCAACACCTACTATTTCGACGCGGCGGCCCACGAACCGCCCTCCCCCGCCGCTCTGGATGCTTTCCATGCGGCCCTGTCCCTCGGCAACCCCAGCGCCCTGCATGACCGCGGTATCGCCGCAAAACAGGCGTTGGAGCACGCACGGGAAAGTATCGCCCAAGACCTGAACTGTCTCCCGGAGGAAGTCTACTTCACCAGCGGGGCCACGGAAGCCTGTAACTGGATGATGGAGACGCTGGAAGCGTTCTGCACGCACATCAAATTCCCCCGGCACTACGAGCACCACGCCGTTCTGGAATATCCCCCCGTGGATCATCCCCACCGCACGAACCGCACCGGCTTCACCCATATGCTGGCCCACAACGAGACCGGCGAGATTTACGACATTCTCTCCATGCGGCGCAACGAGTCTGACGCCCTCTTTGCTGCCTGTGACGGTACTGCCGCTGTCGGTCATATCCCCGTGGACTTCAAGGCCCTTGGCGTGGACTATCTGGCTTTCGGTGCCCATAAGTTCGGCGGCATCGCCGGGATCGGCTGTCTGATCGTCCGTCGGGGCGCACCCCTGATCGCCATGATCCGCGGCGGAGCGCAGGAGCGGGGCAAGCGGGCGGGAACGGAAAGCGTGGCCCTCGCCTGTGCGATGGCTGCCGCCCTCCATGAGCGCACTGTCCATATGGACGCTGACCGGGAACACCTTGCCAAATGCCGCGATCTGCTGATTTCCTATCTGTTGCGATTCATCCCGGATACCTACGTCAACGGCTTTTATGAACCCGGCGATACGATCCGCCGTCTGCCCGGAAACGCCAACCTCTCCTTCTTGGGCGTGGAATCCCCCGCCCTCGTCATGGCCCTGTCTGCGGAGGGCGTGTACGCATCCTCCGGCTCCGCCTGTACCAGCGGGGAGGCAGGCGGAAGCTATGCACTCCGGGCCATGGGCTACCCCGCCAACCGCGCCCGCTCCGCCGTCCGTTTCACCCTCCCCTATACCGTCACAGAGGATGATGTGCTGGGCGCCGTCCCTCTGATCGTCAGCGCTGTGGAAAAGCTCCGCCGCCTGACCCCTACCCCCTGAACGCGGGGCCAGACCGTAACGCTTGACTTCTGCTTCAAAATGCGATATGGTCAAACCATCAGGAATTTGGGAGGTTTTTGATATGGCACTGATAAAATGCACCGAATGTGGCAAAGAGTTCAGTGATAAGGCGTCCGCTTGCCCTAACTGCGGCTGCCCTACAAAGGATGTTTTGTCCGAACTGGCCCGGTCTCAGGAAACGCTGGAAGCAGAGCCGAAAACCGCAGAACCTCCTGCACCTGAAACACCAACCACACCTGTGGAATCCGCTCCACAGTCTACGCCAAGTGAAATGATTCGGCCTGCTACGGGAAATGACGATACAGAAAAGCCTTGTGGGGAAAAGAAAGGTCATAATATTGTTCAAATGCTTGTCGGCCTTTTTATCTGCTTTGCCATCCTTTGTGCTGGTTTTTTCGTATTCTCTAAGAAAACAAATAAAAATCTTCAAGATACGCATACGCAAACAAAAACGAGCGATACTTACCATTCTTCAGGAAACTCCTCCACCTCGTCCAGCTCTTATACGAAAAAGACGGACACGAACACCGCCCGCCATTCGGATGATGACGCTTTTTACTGTGCACAGTTGATTGTAGAGGACTATCTGAAAGCGCCGTCCACCGCAAAATTCTGCAAGCTATCGGACGCCACCGTTACCCATTTGGGAAACGGCGAGTATATGGTCACAGGCTGGGTGGATGCGGAAAACTCCTATGGAGCCATGATCCGCAGTGATTTTATTGTCACCTATACCGCCACCGAAAAAGGCTTTAAAAACGGGAACGCCATTATCGGATAACGATTGAAAAAGACCGCCTTTCCGGGCGGTCTTTTCATTTAGTTGTCCCAAAAATCGCAAAAATCAAAAAGAGAATTACCGCCCAAATAGCGGATACAATATTTTTCTCCACTCGTTCGTAGTCAATGGGTTTTTCCGGTTCCCCTTGCGTTGTTTCCCGCGCCCTCATTGCTTTCTGTTTTTGTTTGTTTCGCCAGTACCGGTTAAACTCACGCTTCGCATTGTTTCGGAACCGCTGTCCCCTTGCCATAAAACCGACCCCCTAATCCATCAACTCTCAGAATTTTCTTCTCGCTTTTTAAAAATCAGCCAAACCATGCTCCCCGCTGTCCCTAAAAAAAGCAGATCCGCCCATCTGGAATATTGATATGTCTGAAAAATTCCCATTTGCACGTTTTTCAAATTCGGTTTTTCCACGGTAATGTCGGCGTCTGTCGGCTCCTTTGGACGCTCCGGCTTGACCGGCTCTGCCATGGTTATCTGTGGCGGCGAATAAACCGGTTTCACGGGCTTTTCCGGCAGCTCCGGCAGTTTACTTTCGTCGATCTCAACCGTGTATTTATGGGGCTTAAACGTATAAGTATATGTGAAATTTGCGGAATTTCCAGCGTAACGCCCTCGGTTTTCATAAACGCTGAACGTTTGGCTCACGGAAAAACCGTCCCGGAAATCTGCCTCTCGCATGGTGTAATTTGTCTTGGAAGACCCGACATCCGGATAACTGTCCCGCTCGACGCGGAGCGTGGAGCATTTTGCCGTACCGCCCAGCTTCAGCGTCACGGAACCTCTGTACCAGATTTCCGTCCCATTGACCTGTGTTGTTTCGCTCCATTCATGCCCTACATGGTTGTTCCAGTTTGTGATCCCAAATACATCCACGTCAAACGCAAGCCCGCGCCTGAAAATATCCCGTTCAGCCGCCTCCACCATTTTTCGCGTCGTGTCTGCCCGTTTGCGGACAGCGGAATTATATTCCAGGTTCTTTTTTTCGTAAGCCGATTTCCTTTCGGCAAAAGCCGCGTCGTATTCGGCGGTTTTTTCCGTGACCGCCTGAACCTCTTTCTGGTAAGCCGAGGAATCGCTCTTATATTGTGCCATATCCGCCTTGTATTGCTCCATGTCCGCCTGATACTGCGCTTGCAGCCTGTCCATATCCGTCGCGCAAGCGGCTTCATATTGCGCTGTAAGGCGTTTGCAATAGTTTTTCTCCGCGTTCCCCGCAAACAACAATCCGATCAAAATAAACGCGGAAAGCACGGTCATCGCCGCGACGCCGTTCCGATTCATTTGCTCCATATCCCCATTTAGTCTTTTCTCCGAATTAGCTCTTGACTTTTTGGGCTACATGATTTATACTCTATTTATGGGCTACAAGAAGTGAGGTGAAATCATGAGTCCAAGAACCGGACGCCCCAGAGCGGAAAATCCAAAATCCAATCCCCTTCATGTCCGCCTTGATGATCAGACCCTTTCCGTGCTTGACCGTTATTGCGAACGTCACGGGAAAAAACGCACCGAAGGGATCAGGGATGGGATCATGCTGCTTTCCGGCAAATAGAAGAATAACGGCGTACTGTCAATTTCTTGGCGGAAATCAGTACACCGTTATCGTCACAACCTTTCGGAAGTGTGTAAATATTCTACTACACTTCTTTCGGAAGGTCAACCCCATTATGCCCATCGACAGCGAAAAAACCTCGTAAAGCCTGTTAAAAACCCCCTTGGAGGGCTGTGGGATAATGGAAGTATCAAGACCAATCGAAAGGAGTTTTATTTATGCAAGAATTGCAAGTTATTACCCACAATGGCGTGGAAACCGTTGACAGCCGTGAGGTGGCTGAAATGGTCGGAAGAAACCACAAGGAATTGCTACGTGACATCCGAAATTATGCTGAAACCATTGAAAAATCTAACGAGCGCAATTTTGCGCTGGTTGATTTCTTCATCCCCAGCACCTACACGGACAGCAAAGGAGAGGAACGCCCCTGCTATCTTCTCACAAAAAAGGGCTGTGACATGGTAGCTAACAAAATGACCGGCGAAAAGGGTGTCCTGTTCACCGCCGCTTATGTCACCGCCTTTGAGAAAATGCGCCAGACTATTTCTCGCCCCCTCTCCCCCGCCCAGCAGCTTTTGGAACAGGCCCGCCTTTTGGTGGAGCAGGAACAGCGGCTTGTGGCTGTTGAAAATCGGCAAGACGAACTGGCCTTAAAGGTTCAGCGCAATTCTGATACAATGGATAAGGTCACAGCCGCCTATGTCGCTCCCATTTCCTCCGGCGATAACTGGCAGGAGAGCGCCAACCACACCATCAACGCCCTGGTCGAGCATTTCTGTCTCAACCACCAGATGTTCCGCAGGGAACTCTATGAGGAACTGGAACGTGAATCCGGCTGCGATCTCCAACAGCGTTTGACCCGGCTGAAAAACCGTATGAAAGCGGCAGGCGCTACCGTCACGCAATGCAGAGCCGTCACGAAACTTACCATCATTTCTCAGGACAAAAAGCTCCGCTCCATCTTCATCGGCATCCTGCGCCGCCGGACGCTGGAATTTACCGCCGCCGAGACCGTTTGATCCCACGCCAAAAGATTTTACACATTTTTACACACATTCAGGAGGAAAACCGACTATGTTGACCGTGAAAGATATTGTTTCCATTCTACAATTCGGAGAGTTTGATGACAAATACGGAAAAGAGGTTCCCCGCCTTACCGTCTCCGCTGACGGCCTCGCCACCCACATCAACCCTGAAAACAAACTGGAAATGGCCGCTTACGGCGACTTCATCATCGACCGTATCCATGTGGACGAACTGGGCGTGGATCTCTGCGTGAAAAGCAGCTTGTGTACCGCCGGGGCCTGATACGCCCCCAATTTTAGGAAAGGACTGATTACCATAGGACGCACATCTCAAGCCGAAAGGCAGGTAATGAAAGCCTTAGACTCATGGCTCCGCAACGTGCAGGCCAGCGGCGCGGCGGAACGCACCGTCACCGCCTACGCCGCCGTCACAAACAGTTTTTATTCCTTCCTCGTGGAAAGCGGTCTTTCCACCGAGGAACCCACTTTCACCACTATGCAGGCCTACCGGGATCACCTCTTTGACCGGGGTCTCTCCCCTGTCTCCGTCCGGTATCATCTGGTGGTTCTCCGCTCCTTTTTCACCTACGCCAGCTCCCCGGAACTGGGTGAGGATCGCTTTTATGAGCAAAACCCCGTTTCCCTCTACCTGATGCCCTCCCTCCGCAAATTGGGAAAGCGCCCCTATGATGTGCTGCTCACCGATGAGCAGGTCTGCAAGCTCTGGCGGGATTCCCCCGTCCGCACCACCCACCCGGAGAACTGGCCCCGGAATTACGCCATCGTGATCCTGCTGCTGACCACCGAACTGCGCAACGCCGAACTGCGGGCCTTGACCCCGGCGGACATTGACTTGGAGGAAGCCGCCCTCCGTGTGGAACACGGCAAGGGCGATAAATTCCGGGTGGTGGACCTGCCCGACATCGCCGTGGTAGCCCTCCGCCATTATTTCGCCAGCGGCATCCGCCCGGACAATCTCCCGGATACCGCCCCCCTGTTCGGCACCCTCCGTTCCGGCGAATGGAAGGCCGGCACAAAACAGTGGCTTTCGGAGCTGGTGGAGCGGCACGTCCGCTCCGTCACCGGCGTTCCTGACATCCGCAGCCACGATCTCCGCCACGTCGGTTCCCGTCTGGATCTCAATTCTGGTATGCCCGAAAATGAGCTTCAAGCCAAATTGGGCCACGCCAGTCCCATCACCACCCAGCGTTATTCCGGGCGGCTCATGGATCGTTCCGGGCGGAAAAGCGCCAAGAAGGTTTTTGCCGAGCGGGACTTGCAAGCCAAGCGCAGCGCCGACAAGCTCACCGCCTTTTACGCCTGATTCCTCAACATTCACCCTGAAACTAAAACACACGTCCGTGCGTTCCGATCGCATGGGCGTGTGTTTTTTTATGCCCCCCTGTTGCGGGATAACTCCCTCTATTTCGCCCAGAAACGCCCTCAGACGCTCTCTGCTGTTTCCATATCACCCCGTATATCCCCTGACCCGTCCTCGCGATCCTGCGCCCATCCCTGCCCCGGCCGTTGCCATTTATTGGCCGATTGGGCGCAACGGCAAAAGGAGCGCACGGTCAATCCGTGCGCTCCACGTACAGTTCTTCTGCTCTGCGCTGTGCGGCCATCAGATCCGCTTTCAACCGATCCAGCTCTTCAATGGTCTCCGTAATGGCGTGAAACAGGCAAAGGTATTCCGGGGTCAGATGTTCCATGTTCTCGCCTCCTTTCTGCGGTAAGCATATCACAGGCGGCGTGTCGAAAAAGCGGGAAATATGACGGCACCGAAAATAACTCCCCCGGATCAATTCCGGGGGAGTTATTTTGTGACACTTAAAAGCAAAAAGCGAAAGCAACGCCAAATTCAGCCATTGCGTTAAAGAAGTCAGCGTTGCCGCGACTACCGACCAGGCAAAAATCTGTGGTGCCAGAAGAAGGAGAACGCGCCCACCAACGGCTTTTTCCCGTTACTTTGCGCCCTTTAAGAGCATGGTGGTTTCATCAAATAGTGCATTGCTGGGAAGAACCAAAGCGGGGCGGATGCCGTACGAGCTGTATGCGTAGTAGTAGTAGTAGCCGCCGTCGGAGTGGACGTACCACACGCGGCTGGAGTAGCTGTTGTTCGGGGAGCGGAGCCACCAGTAGGCGGCCGAGCCGTTCAGGTACGCAATGCGTTTGTTGTTTGCGGACGTGGTTGTTCCGCTCGTAAAGTAATCCAGCTTTGCTCCATCTACGGGGAAATCGCCATCGTCGCTGGTCGTCCAACCAACTTCGTAACCCGACAGCAGAAAGATCTTTGCGGGCAGACCGTTCGCACCGCTCTGGTCAGTGCCGCCATGGCCGCCGTTCTTACGGTACGGGATCTTTACCTGCTTGATGGTTGCTTGCTCCACGCTTCCTAAACTATTGAAAAAGTCCCCATTCAGCCATGTGTTGATCGCGCTGCTTTCATACTTGTTTACGTTGTTGGGGTCCCACTGCCTGTTGCTGTGAATATCCTTCCTCAACAGCCACGTTCCGTCACAGCTTGCGTCATACAGGTTTGAATTAGAGGGGATGCCCTGATTTACCACCAGGTATTCAACCGCCGTGCCGCCCTCCATCAGCTTGACCACAGTTCCCACCGGCAAAGCACTTGCCAAAATGCCGGTTGACGGGGCTTTCAGCGTCGGCACAATGCCGCTCATAATTACTCTGCCCATCACGCCGCCCCCTTTAGAATCAATGTGGATGCGTCAAACAGGGCAGTTTTGGGGAGAATCAGGGCGGGGCGGATACCGTCCGAGTCGGATGTGGCATAGTCGCCGTAGTCGCCGTCGGAACGGACGAACCACACGCGGCCGTCGTTGTCGGTGCTCGGGGAGCGGAGCCACCAGAAGGCGGCTGAGCCGTTCAGGTACGCAATGCGTTTGTTGTTTGCGGACGTGGTTGTTCCGCTCGTAAAGTAATCCAGCTTTGCTCCATCTACGGGGAAATCGCTATCGTCGCTGGTCGTCCAACCAACTTCGTAGCCAGAAAGCAGGAAAATCTTGCAGAGCAGCCCGTTCGCACCGCTCTGATCCGAACCGCCAGAGCCACCGTTCTTGCGATACGGGATTTTTACTTGTTTGATCGCAGCCTGTTCTACACTGCCAAGGCTGTTAAAGAAATCCCCGTTCAGCCATGTGTTGATCGCGCTGCTTTCATACTTGTTTACGTTGTTGGGGTCCCACTGCCTGTTGCTGTGAATATCCTTCCTCAGCAGCCACGTTCCGTCACAGCTTGCGTCATACAGACTGCTGTTTTCCGGGATGCCTTGGTTGACCACCAGATACTCCACCGCTGCGCCGCCCTCCATCAGCTTCACGGTGGAACCCACCGCAAGGCTTGAGGCCAGCACCCCCGTCACCGGTGCCGTATGCACCTCGCCCTTCCGCATCATCAAGCAATGTCCCATCACGCCACCCCCTTCAAAAGCAAAGAGGTTTCGTCAAACACGGCGTTGCTGGGGAGAATCAAAGCGGGGCGGATGCCGAACGAACTGGATGTGTAGTAGTTGTTGCCGGTACCGCCGGAGAGGACGGCCCACACGCCGTCGGCGCCGTCGGTGTACGGGGAGCGGAGCCACCAGTAGGCGGCCGAGCCGTTAAAGTTTGCGACGCGCTTGGAGTTGCCGTCAAAGCTTGCGGCGAAGTAGTCCAGCTTCGCGCCATCATGCGGGAAATACTGGTTGTCTCTGGTCGTCCAGCCAACCTCATAACCACCCAATAGGAAAATCTTGCAGAGCAGCCCATTCGCACCGCTCTGATCCGAACCGCCAGAGCCACCGTTCTTGCGATACGGGATTTTTACTTGTTTGATCGCAGCTTGTTCCGCACTGCCCAACGTATTGAAAAACTCTCCGTTCAGCCATGTGTTGATCGCGCTGCTTTCATACTTGTTTACATTGCTGCTATTCCACTCTCTATTACTATGAATATCCTTTCTCAGCAGCCACGTCCCGCCACAGCTTGCGTCATACAGGCTGCTGTTTTCCGGGATGCCCTGATTAACCACCAGATATTCAACCGCCGTGCCGCCCTCCATCAGCTTGACCACAGATCCCACCGGCAAAGCGCTTGCTAAGATACCGGTTGACGGTGCTTTTGCTCTGCACCCGCCAACCACTGTTACATGGCCCATCAGCTCACCTCCGCAACAATGGGGATTGCAACCGTGTTGGCGTCCCCGAAAATCGTGAATTTGATGCCGCCGTCATAGGTCTCGGCGTAACCGTTGGTGATGCAGTTGAGATACTGGTTCTCTGCCTCCACGAAGGCTGCGTAATCGTCGGAAGTTCCGCTGCCGGTGTAAACATGATCCACCATAGCGGTGCTCTGAGCCGTCACCCCGGCGATGGCAACACTCTGGGTTTTTACGCCGGTGTTTTCATCCTCCACCCACGCAGTTCCGATGGTGGCAGTGTAGGTGGCGCTGCCCTTCCGCAGGTCAAGGGCTTCCAGCTCATTTTCAATCTTGTTCAGATGCTCCGCGTCCAGCGCCGGGGCCTGGCCGTTGACCCATGTGGTTTTTGCGTATGCCATTACATCCGCCCCCTCTCAGGAAAAGAAAGGGCCGTTTTTCCGCAACGATTCTTCTTCATAAAAGTTCCTCCTTTTGATCCGGTGCCCCGTTGGGGCTGCTTCACTGTTCAGGTGGGCCACCCCGTCACGGTGGCCATGGGGAAATCCTGTACCGACACGGCGGAAATCTGCATGGGGCCGCTCCACGTCAAGGGCCTTGTGAACCCCTGCACCAGATGCCGCTCCACCGGAGACCCCGCCTTGTCGCTCCGCACAATGGAGATCAGTTCGTTCTCGTTCAGGTGCATGATCTGACTGCACGAAACCGAGACGGACTTTTGCAGTGCTGCGGACCGTTTCAGCTTCCACACAGCCAAGTCCTCGCACTGCCGTTTCGTGGAATAGCCCGCCGCCCGGTAGCGCACGGTTTTGCGCCCAATCCGACTTACATTCGTGCTGCTGGCCGGGTCGAGGTTCTGCGCCCGCGCCGCCACCTGCGGGCTGTTGTTCACGGCTTCCCCGATCACGATGAAATCGTTGTACACCTCCGTGTTCTTCTCCGTGTACTCCGTCCCCAGCAGCTCCGCCTCGCTTTGGGAGAATTGCCACGCCAGCGGCTTGTCGCTGTCCAGAATATCGTCCTGAGAGGGGTCAATCCGCAGTGCGCCGGAGGCATCGTACCCGATCCACGCCGCCAGCATTTCCGCAAGACCAAGGCACACGTCCGCATAGCTTCCGTTGTCACTGTCCACGCGCAGGGTGTAGGGCGCGTCCGTCAGCTTGGCCGTGGTGCCGTTTGCCAGCTGCTGAGTCTTGCCGTTGTAGTATTCCGTGAATACCGGGGCCACATTGTCCACCAGTTCCCCGTTTCCCCGGTCCAGTTTTAAAAGGGCTGCGATGGGGGCAAATACATTGACACCCGCTTTCACTTCATAGGTCCCTTCCAGATAGCCGAAAAGCGTTCCGTCCAGATCCGACCATTTGTCCACCAGGTTGTACTGCGCCGTCCGCTTGGCCGGTTCCAGCGTCTCCACTGGGTCCTTCACCAGAAAGACACCCTGCTGAATGTAAAAGTCCGTGCCGTCGCTGAGCACAAGGCCCTCATCCAGTGCGATCCGGTTCCCGAACCACACCCGGTTGATGTTGTAATCGAACGTGCCGTCCAGATTCGCCAGCGTCACCGAGGCCGTCCGCCGCTGCCCGTTGTTCAGATTCACGGACAGGCTCCCGTCTGCGATAAACGCCCCGGCGAAGCGGCCCGTGGGGTTGTTGTCCAGTGCGAAAGCCGTGGAGCCGTCCGGCTGCAAAAACCGCAGACGGCACAGTTTGGTAAAAGGCCGGCGCAGCATCTTGCGGTAATCGTTCATCCGTTCCGCTTGGGTCATTTCTGCATCGCCTCCCTCTTATGCAAACAAAGCGTCGCTGGATGTGAGCAGGATACGCGCCCCGTCCGCGGAGCTGATCTCCACCCATGGCAGCGTCACTGTCTGCACCTGCTGTCGGCTGCCGTCCATGGTGCTCATGGAAATGGCCCCGCCCGCCCTGATCTGCCACAAGTCTCCCCGCCGGTCTTTCAGGAATAGGGTGTCCTGCGTGGTTGAGAGGGCGTACACAGCGTCCCGGACAGCGTTGGTATCCGTATACTCTCCACTGGGTAAAACGTGCCCTATGGCCGCTGAAAGCGTCCCGGAGCGGTAATCGCTGGGGGAACTCTGTACCGTAGGATACCGGGTGAAATTCCCCAGCACACCGGGGCTGTTGTTGTTGCTGATTTCCCCGCTGGCCACGTTCAGGCTGAACCGGAAGATTGCCGCCGGGTGATAGCCCCCATCTGCGTCCGTGGTGCATTGCAGAACCGTCCAGTCCCAGAAGATAGGCGTCACCGCGTCGGAGATCAGGGCGTTGGTCACGATAACCTCCTGCCCGTCCGCCGTCTGCCCCAGTCCGAACATATAGTAGCGGTACGTCTCCTGTGATACCGCCTTGCAGTCCAGAATGGCCCGCTCCGAAAGGGGCGTCTGCGCCACCGGTTCCAGCGTTGCTTCCCCCTCGTGGTAGCGGTAAATGGCAAAGCCCGTCAGCGTTCCGCTGAAGGCCATATTCCCAGCCTGCAGGCCGCCTCCGGCGAAATCTGTCTGGAATAGTGTGTTCCCGGAAAACGCCCCCGGCGTCCAGCCGTCCTGGCTCAGAATCTGGTCCAGCACACTGGCTTCCAGAACCTCACCCGTCACCCACAGATAGTCGCAGGTTTGGACGCCGCCCAGCGTCAAAGAGGTAATGGATCGTCCCGCCAGCTTCACCTCGCTGCTGAAAAGGTTGCCGGACTGAGTACCCTTGGAAGGGTACAGCTCCGGTCCGGGGTACAGGGTCACGGCGGGATACAATGCGTTGACCCATGTCACCTGCCGGAGATAGATTTGTCCGCCGGTGATCACCAGCGTCCATTCGTCCTCCGCCGTTACGCCGCGCAGTGCGTTCTTCCAGACCTCCACGCCGTCCACCGTCATAGAAACGCCGGATTTCCCCAGTGTCACAATGGCCGCACCGCCATTCAGCCCCACCGACAGGATGGGATTGTCGCGGGTCACGTCCACCGTCCCGCTCCACACCAAGCTCCACGGCTGAGCGTAGTTCATCGGCTGCCCCGTCACCTTGTCCCAGATCACGGTCCCATCTGCTCCCAATACCAGCTTTCCGTTTTGGATGTGGTTTTCTCCTGCCGCCGTGCCCTGCACATCGTACAGCCCCGGCCATGTCACCCGGATACCGGACTTTTTGCAGTTGGGACAGGCCACCACCGCACCGGTGGGGGTGGCGGTAGCGTAGGCCACCCGGAAATCCACCCAACCGGTGTCCGCCTGTACGCCGTTTTCCGTCTGCACCTGGCAGCGGACGGCGTAATCCGTGTCGGAAAACAGGCCGTCATACTCCATCCGCAGTTCCGCCGTGCCGTAAATACGCCCGCTGTCATAGAGCGCCGTATTGCTGCTTTTTGCCCGGAGCATCCACCGCACCCAGTTCAGCGTGTCCCCCTGCGCCTGCGTATAGGTCGCCGTGAAGGCGTACTTCCGCACCGCCAGCGGCGAGGGGATGGCGGCCACGGTCAGTACCGGGTCCGCCCTCGTCAGAAAGACCGATGCGCTCCGCTGGGTCACGCTCTCTGCGTCGGTCTCCCCCCACCACTGCTTGATGATCAGCTTGTACTGCTGCCCGTTTTCCATATTCGCCCCGCTCAATGCGTCAGCCGGAATGGTGTGGGTAAACAGCACGGTGTTTCCCGCGTAATCGATCCCATAGAAGGGACATCCCTCCGTCAGTTTCCCCGTGGTGTACACCTGTGTGGACGCCGCATCGTTTTTGCAAACCGTCAGGGAAAACGCGGTCATAGCGGAGTTGCCGTTCACCTGCCAGCTCACCGCCAGCGGCTTTGTAATGTCAACCGTGCCGTTTCCCAGCTCCCCAAGGGACGAGGGATAAATATTCGTTGGTTGGAATAATGCCATGCGTCCGCCTCCCTTAATTTTTGTAGAGGCCCAAGTTCCCGGCCCCGTGGTTCAATGCCTGCATGACCTGCGCAACGGTCAGGCGGTTGGCCGCCTCCGCCCCGATCTGAACGCCGTTTACGTTGTAGCTGTCTCCGTAGTGGTCATAGCTGGTCCGGCTCATCACCGTTTTCCCCGGCATGGTGCCGCCACGCTCCACCGCGCCGTACAGCCATCCAAGCTCACTCATCCGCTTCTGGAAGGTGCTGTCTGCGCTGGGTTCCAGCATCTTCTCCGCCAGCAGCGGAGGAATCACGATTTCGTCCTGACTGGTGGCCTTGATGCCGCCCAGCCCCCGTAGGATGCCGCCGGAATCGTACTTCTTGTACGGGTCCTTTCCGCCGTACTTATCGTTGATCTTGTTCTGCCGTTCTTCTTTTAGTTTGTCGATGGTGGCCTGACTGGCTCCGCTTTTCTCCGCGTTCTTGATAGCCAGAGAGTAGTCCACGTTGCTGTCATAGCCCTTGCCGCCGGAAGAACCGGAAGAAGAATTGCCCTTGGAGGACGAGGACCCGCCCCCGGAGCTGCTTCCGCCCCTGTCAGGGTCTTGCCCCCCGTACATGGCGTTGATCTTGTTCTGCCGCTCTGTCTCTAACTGCTTGATCAGCCCTTCCCCGGCCCCGGACTCCTTGGCCTGCTTGATGGCAAGGTTGTAATCCACGTTCTTATCAAAGCCCGCGTAGTACATATCGTTGCCGTCTGCATCCACCTTGGGATACAGCCCGGAGAGGTCAGCTCTGGCTGCTCCCTGATGCACGTTGATGGCCTTGGTTGCGTACCCGTTCTCATCGTAGGTGATCACATACCCGTTTTTCTCAACGGTTCTGCCCGCAAGTTTCTGATCCCGGCTCATGTCCGCGCCGGTGTAGGAACCTTTCACGCCCTTGCCGTAAGGCGTGGTGTCCCGGTAGTTCAGGTTGGCGTCGCTGCCGTCCGCCAATTTCCAGCCGGAGGACCCGGAGGGAATGAACCCTTCGTTCATCTCCGTCTGCGTCCAGCCGCCGCCCGGATTCTTCGTGTAGTCGAAGTGGTAGCCTCCGGTCGCCCCGGCCGCACCCATCATCCCCGGTAGCATCGTCTGTCCTGGGAGCATAATCCCATTCATAGCCCCTGCAATGTACTGGTTCAGCTTGCCCAGCAGGTTGTTGACCTCCTCCACCTGCTGTCGCATCTTGGGTGTGCCGTTTCTGGCAATATCGCTGAGAATATCGTCAATGGTCCGGGTAGGTTCCTGCAAACTGTCCGTGATCCGCTTCCACTCGGCCTTTAGAGTGTCATAGGTCTCCTCGATCAGCTTTTTCTTGGCTTCCAGTTCGTCAATTTCACGCTGAAGCGCCAACTCCCGCTCGTACTCCGCCAAGTCCTCCTTGGCCTTTTCATAGGCGTCCTGTGCGGACTTTACGGACGATGCGTTGGCTTCCCACTCCCATTGCCCGGTAGCGGCGTTGAATACCCGCACCGTCCGTTCCTTCTGGGCTTCCAGCAAGGCGTTCTGCTTTTCCAGCACCGCCGCCTTCAGCTGTTCCAGTTTCAGGGCTTCGTCCTCGGCTTGCTTGGCATCCTTCAGCGCCGCGATCTGCTTGTCAATGGCGTCAACCTGCTTGTCACGGGCATCCGCCGCCTCTTCCAGCTTTTTGTTAACGGCATCTTCCAGTTCGTCCCAAAGATCCTTTTGCAGTTCCTGAATCTGCTTGGTGATCTTCCAGTGCTCCGTGGAAAGGGCGTTGATGTCCGCCTGACTGGCCCCGATCCGCCGCATATACTCCGCCTGTGCGTGGAGCGCCGCTTGGATCTGCCGCATCTTGTCGATCTGATCCGCCGTGCTGTCCCCACGCTCCTGCATGAGGGAAAGCTCCGACTTCCGCAGAGATACAATGTCCTTCAGCCGTTCCAGCTCCGCGTCCTTGGTGGACTTGGTGGACCTGCTGGATTTTTTTGTCCCGGAAGGCGATTCGATGCCTGTGGAGGCGTTATAACCGTACTTCTCCGATTCCGCAATGGCGTTTTTCAGGCGGTTCATGGCCCCCTGCGCCTTCGTACTCAGAAGAAAGGCGTTTTTCAGATTCTCGTAATTCTCCCTGGACTGGTCAGCGCTGTACGCCGACATGGCAAGGCTTGCTACCTCCTGATACCCCGCCACAATGCTTTTGAGTTGGGTCAGGGTCTCCTTGGCCATGGTCTTTGCGCTGCTGGAAATGCGCCCGTTTGCGGCAATGAGTCCGTCTGACGCACTCAGTGCGGCAGACTTGCACACAACGTACTTATCCCCTACCTTTGCAATGCTATCCGCCAGTTTGGGATAGGTCTTTGATACCGCCTCCGCCTGTGCTCCCGTCACCTCCACGGCATCGCCGTATGTGGCGGCATAATCCGCCGCTTCGTCATACGCTTGGTTCAGTGTGTCCAGTGCGGCCTTGGCGTCAGATGTTTTATCCCCCAATACCTCATGGGCCTGTGCAAATCGCGCAAGCCCCGTGGTCACGCCATCATATTCTTTCTGAAGGTCTCCAAGGTCTCCCCGGTTCTCCTTCAGCTTTTTGGAGAGATCACCCGCCTGTTCAATCAGGGATTTCTCATACGTCTCCCCGGTCTGATAGGCTTTTTTCTCCGTTTCCTCAAACTGGATGCCCAGCGCTTCCAATTCCTGCCGGGACTTTTCCGCCGCTCCCGAAATGTACTGGTCCAGGTATGCGGTTAGTTCCGCATAGCTCTTAAACGTCCGCCCAGTGAGACCCAGCGCCTCCGCACCGCCCCTGCTCTCGCCCATAGAGGTCAGGTGATATACCGTCTCACCGGTTCCTACATACCCTCCGGCGCTTTTCAGTGTGCGCTTGGCCTGTCTTGCTTCCAGTTCTCTGAGTTTTTCAATCTGCCGTTCCAGTTCGGCGTTTTCCTGTTCCAACGCCGCCTTTTCATTCAGAATTTCCGGAGTTTTTTCGTTCCAGCCAAGTTCGTTAATCTCGGTGAGCCGCCGCCGGTTTTCCCCCAACTTTTCTGTGTTGTCGGAAATGTCGGTGTTCAGTTCGTCAATGGACTTTCTCGAATCCTCCGTGGCATTCCACAAGAATCCAAACGCCGCCACCGCCGCGCCGATGGCAAGAATCCACGGGTTCATGGCGATCCCCGCCGCAGAAAGTTTCGTGATCGCCGCCGTGGTGCCCTTCGCCGCCGCCTGAATACCTACCAGCCCCAGCGACACCGCTCCGGCAGTCACCGCCGCGTGCCCAAGATCCGTGTTCAGGCTTTCCATTGCGCCGATCAGCACGTCCAGCCCGCCCTTAACGGCGTCGGTGCTCACCATGCTTTGGATGAACTCCGTCCATTCGTTTTTCAGAATGTTTGTCTTGCGGGTCCAGCTGTCCATGGCGTTGGAAATTTCCTTGTCCGCGCTGCCTACGGCGTTGGCGTAGTCTTTCAGCATGGACTGGTACATATCCCAGTTCTGGATCAGGGCCAGCAGCTGAGAGGTCCGCAGCTTGCCGCCGATGTCGCTGACCATCTCCATCAGCTTTTGTTCGGTCAGCAGCCCGTCCTTCATGCTCTGGGCAAGGCCCCCAATGGCTTCCATGGGGTCAATGACCTCGCCGGTGGCCTTTGCCGCTTCATACGCAGCCGGGGCGTACTGCCGGATCACGTCCCTCAACCCGGCGATCTCCCCGGTGGTCCACGTCACGCCCTCGTCGATCTCGGTTTTCGTGTCCCCCACGATGTTCAGCACCAGTGCCCGGAACGCGCGGGCCGCTTCGCTGCCGCTCCGCTGGGTCACGGCGGTGATCGTACCGATTGCCGCCGTCAGCTCGTCAATGCCCACATGGGCCTGCGCCGCCACGGGAGCCACCGTGCCAAGGCCCTCCGCCAGTTTTTCGATGCTGGTAGCGTACTTGTTGTCGATCTCGTTGGCGCCGTCCAGCACCTTGGTCAATGCGTCAATGTTTCCCTTGTACTTGTACGCCGCGTCCACGGACAGTAAGAACTGCTGTGCCGTCTCTGCATTTGTATCGCCAACCAATTTTGTTTTGGTTGCCAGCTCCGCCAGTGCGTCCGCCTGTTCGCCGTAACCGGCACGGGCAAACGCCGCCACAGAGTTCAGATATTCGTCCGCCGCTTCGCCGTAGGCCGATGCCGTCTCATAGGCCCGATCCCGCAGTTCCTCCATCTGCTCCGCTGTAAAGCCAGTTACCTTGCGGACCGTCACCATCTCATCGTCCACGGCCTTCATGGTGGAAATGGCGTCCCGGAAGGCCCCAATGGTCTTGGAGACGATGGTGCCCATCACCTGCCATTGCAGCATTTTCAGGTAGACGTTGGTGAAGCTGTCCCCTAACAGCCCGTTTTTCTCGGTCATCTCCTTCGTGCCCTTCTGGACCTTATCGGAGGTGTTCAAAAACGCTTCTCCAAACGCCGTGGCACCGTCCGCCGCACTCTTGCTGGCCGTAGAAATCTCTGTTAGCGCTTCGGCCTGCTTTTGAATTGCCGTTTGGTTAGTGGAGACCTTCTGCAAGTTCCCCGCCAGTTTCCCGGCGGCATTGGCCGCGCCGTTGAGGCCCTGCGCCGTGCCGTTCAGATTCACCTTCGTGGAGGAAACCGACGCTACCTCCTGCTTCAGCTTTGCGATCTCCGCCCGGACCTCTGTAAAATCGGGTACGCCCTTAAAGATAATTTTTGCCATGCTTCACCGCCCTGCCTTTACTTCAATATCCTTCGTCACCCTCCCGGCCCGTGTAGCCGTTGGCTTCGATCTGTAATTCTGCGTCCTGTTGGTTCATGGCCCGTACCAGCGTTTCCTCCGCCCGTCCGCCTTCTACCAGTTCCGTGACAAAATTTTCAAAAAACGGTCTGGCCGGGGGTCTCCGGGTCCAATCATAGGGTGGGTCCAGATGCTCAATGCGCCCGATCAGTGCGTCTCCGTTCAGCGGGTTTTCCACCTGTTCGCTCTCGCCGCTGGGCTGGTAATCCATGGCAACGCTGTCCTCTGTCACCGCGAACTCCGTGTTGCCGTCAATGTCGGCCAAGCCGCCGTATTCTCCCCGCCGGATATATTCCTTTGGGTCGAATTTTTCGTATACGTCGCCCTGCACGTGCTCAAAAAGGCATTGGGACAGATCCTCCCGCAGCGTGGGCATGGCTCCCGCCAGCGCCGCCTTGAACCGCTGTTCCAGTGCCGCAAGGTCCTCGTCCAGCCCTGTGATCCTGACAGATGCGCTCCCGCTCATATCCCCGCTCCTTTCCATCATTTTCGTGACCTCACAAAAATGGTCCCAAGCATACGCCAAGGCACGAGTCTCTCATGCCCTCCTGTCCGCCGGGGATCAAAAAGCGGGGCCGACCGCCGGGTTTCCCCGGCAGTCAGCCCCGCTCGGCTCATCCTATCCAACGCTTAGGATAAGGCGTTTTTGGTGTGTCCCTTACTCGGCGGTGACTTCCAGAACCGCCTGCGCTGTGTACTTGGCCGCCCCCTCGGCGGGATACTGGATGGCGATGCTCCCGGTGCCCTGAGTGCTCCCGGCGGTCACAATGCCGTCCGTGGAGACCGTGGTCCCGGTAGCAGTCCCGGCGGTCACGGTGTACTTCAGCAGGCTTGCGGGAGAGGGCGTCACCAGTTCCCCGTTTTTCATAACCAGCTTGGCATTCACGGGGGCAGTGCCGCTGGCGGCCACGCTCACCACGCCGCCGATCACAGCGATCCCGGCCACCTCGTCGCTTTCCTCGTCGGGAACCAGCACCATGTAGGCGGAAGTGCCCATGCCGCCGCAGGCGTCGCACTCGGCGGAGATCACGTCGGCGTCCTCATTGATGGCGCGGCCGGTGATGGTGGTGGTATCGTAGTTGGACTGGTCGCCGGTGGTGTTGGCCCCTTCGGGGTTCAGATACAGGCGGGGCACGATCAGGTAGGCCCAGCCCCAGCGGGTGCCCTTGTTCTTGCCGGACACGTTCTGGTATACGGCGATCTGCGCGGTGAAGTGGACGATGCGGCCGTTAAAGGCGCTGTGCACCACGCCCACCTGAGCCGCGGGCTTCCGGGCGAAGTACCACACCTTGTAGCTCTTGCCGCTCTCAGCGGTGAAGCCGGTAATGGCACCGGTGGCGGGGTCAATGGGATAAGGAACGCCGCCCACAGAGTAGGAGGAAGCCGCGCCCACCTCCTGCACGTAGCAGAAAATGGAGGAATAGCCGTACTGGGCCACAGGCACCAGCTTACTCACGTCGGCCTTCAGGGAAGTGCCCGTGGCCTCCAGCGTCTGACAGACGGGAGAAACGGCGTTGTAGCTCACGGTGCCGCCCACAGCCATCATCTTGCTCATCAGGTCGAAGTCCGCGCGGGTGAAGTTCACCTGCGTATCGCTGTCGCTGGCAACAATCGTGGCAACGCCGTTGCCAAGGCCCGCTCGCAGAGGGTCGATGTTGCCGGAGAACTGGATGTTACCGGTGGAGAACTTGTCGCTCTGGCTCAGAACCTCGCCGGTAACAGGGTCTTGAAGCTGTGCGGAGCAAATGCCCTTAGGGTAGAGTCTCTTGTCAGTAAAAGTGATCATGTCTGTTCACACTCCTTTTAAGTTTGTTCCTTGTTGTTGGTAAATTGGCTCAGCGGGGTCATGGCCCCCGCGTCCTCCCGCTCCCGGTCATAGAAAAGGTGGGGTACAGGGTTCCCGCCCTTCCACTTCACGCCGTTGCCCTCCGAAATGCCGCAGATCAGATAATCTGCCGCCCGCTGGATGGCTTCCTGACGCCGTTTTAGCTTCAGCAGGGGCCATTCGTCCATCTCTGTTTCCTCACAGCCCGTAAACAGGGCGATGGAGGAAAGCAGAGCGGCCGGGTCCCGGCGCAGCTTCGGCCCGTTTCTTCGGGTCAGCTCCGCCTCCGCCTCCAACAGGTCCGGGTTGGCGTCCTCATCCGTCAGCTCAATGCCGTTCTGGTAGGCCAGAATAGCCCGAAGCCTCTGGAATTGTACCGGGGTAATGGTGATTTCTTCCTCGCCGTTCCATGTAAAGCATATCCCCTTTAAATCCATTGTATTTTCTGAGGAAAGTTTCACATGAAACAGCCGAATGCGGTCCGAAAGGCTCCGGCCCTCCCCCAGCCGCAGCGCCAGCGCCAAAAACGCCAGCGCCCGGTTGAAAAGGCCCACCGGTTCCTCCCCCCGCTCCATGCTTTCCAGATCCATGACCCAATAGGCTGTCAGCAGAGGCATGACCGCATAGCGCACAGGGAGCGCCTGCTGGATCACGTCAATGGCGGGTCTCGCCCGCTCAAATTCCTCCTGCTCACATACCCGGATGGGCCATAGGGTCAGTCCGGCGGTTTCTACGGGTTCGTAACGGTCCGCCGCCCGCTTGATATTCCGTGAGAGTTCCATCCTTTTAATTCATCCTCTCCAATATCTGAAATCAAATGGCAATGCCCGCGCTGGCAAACAGCGCCGCAATACAAGCCCCGGCGATCAGCCAGATCACCTTGTCCACAAGGCTGTCCCACCGTTTGGCGGACTTCCCTTCCATCTCCGTCATCTTTTCATCAATCCGGCTCACCTTTGTCCCCATCTCTTCTTGCTTGGTCGCCATTACCTCTACGCTGGCAGTCAGCTTGATCAGCGCCTGCTGATCCCGCTCCACATCGTCCATGCGGTGCTTCAGGGATTTGATCTCGTGCTCGTGGCCCTCTATTTTTACGGCTGCTTCTTCCATGGTCATGGTGGCTGTCCTCCCGTTGTGAATTTAGTAGTCCTCAATGGTGTCCCCCATGGCGGCTTCGCTCTCCGCCCAATGGATGCTCATTTTCAGTTCCCGGCCCACCACCGTGCCCGTCTGGTCATACACCGGGCGGCTCCCGTTGTCTGCGTGGGCGATACGGGAGAAGTCGCACACGCCGATCCCCGCTATGTTCACCCCGTTCAGTGCTTCGATGATGCACTGCTCCATATCGTAGGCTCTGGAATATGCCTCCGTTTTCGTGGTGGTCTCCTGATTCACGTTGCAGGCGATTACAAACGTGATCCCGATCCGTGCGTCAAAGGGCGTCTGTGCAAAAATGCGGCCCAGATAGCACTTGATCATGCTCTTTGCCTCCGTCTGGGCTTCTCCCCAGAACTTCTGAGCGTAAAGGCGATACCCTTTCGGGTGCTTGCGGCGCTGGGTGCTGCTGTCTACCACAGGCTCGTTCCCGTCAAAAAGAAGGCTCTGCTTCTCCTTGGCCGTGGGCAGCCGCTCTCCCAGCGGCTTGGCCCCGTCATGCCATAGATATTTCATCAGTCGGACACGGGGCCGGGTGTTGTCATCCATCGGTTCATAGCCGTCCGGCAGCGGCAGGTCCATCAGATAGGTCAACAGCTTGTGGGGGATCTCCTCCGCCCCACGGAAAGTCAAAAACCCGCTTTGCACTCTCTCAAATGGATAGGTGGGGCTATGGAAGGCCGGGTTCATTGTGCGCCGTCCTTCCTCTGCTGAAAGGCCGCGTCAAAAGCGCTCCGAGCTTCCTTCAGGTCATCCAGCGTCTTTTGCACCGCCTCCGGCGTCATGCTCTGCGCCGCAAGATCCTGAAACCGGCTCACCGGGTCATTCATGGCTTGCAGCATCCCGTAAATCTCCGTTTTCAGCATCTTTTCCAGATCACGGTAATCCGCCAGCAGGTCAAAGGCCTTGTCCCGCAGTTCCGGCCCTTTCCCCTTCATGCGGTCGATCTGGTTGAAGATGTGTCCTCCGGCCCAGCGGTCGTAGTCGTCGGCGGACATGAGGTAGGTTTCCCCCTCCACCGGTTCAAAGTCCTCTCCCAGATACAGCTTTACAAAGCCGCCCATGAGATACCGGCTCCGCCGCTCCACGTTCTCCTTGAAGTAGGGGAGTACCTGTCCTCCCTCCACACGGACCTCCATCCGGTCAAAGCACCGTCCGGCGCACTCCGCCGCAAAGGCCGCCTTTTCCATCAGGGGCACATAGTCTCTGGCTGCCAGCAGCCCTTCTTCCGTCAGCTTTTTCCATTCCATATACGTCATTCCTTTCAGATTTTTTGGAATTTCTCACGGTTGCTTCCTCGCAGGGGACACAAGGCCGCCTGCGGTGTGTTCTCCCATTGCCCGGTCACGCCGCATAAATGCTGGTGTCCGCAGATGGGGAATTTCTGCCCCGGCTGCATCTCGCACAGCAAGCTCACCGTTCCGGGCCGCTTGTAGGCGTATGGACACTTCTCTGCCATTACAAGCCCTCCAATTCGATCACTGCGCTGACGCTCTCGCCCTCGCATCTGGCCGTCACCGTCAGCGGCTCCGGGCTGTTGCCCCAGCATCGGACTGTCAACTGATTCCCATTGACACTTACGCTGTAAGAACCCTCTGCGGCTCCTTCACAGGTCCATTCTACCGCCGCATCCTGTCGGACACCGCCGATAAACAGTGCCGCCTCCAAGGTCTCCACATCGTAGGGCGCCATGTAGCGGGGAACCTCATTCAAAAACTTCACCGATGGCGTTTTCTCGCCGGACGCCTCTACCGTCACCGCAAATCGTCCTTCATAGGCCGGGTTCTGTTTCAGAGCGGCGATAATCTGGCAAGTTCCCTCGGCGACCGCCGTCACTTTTCCGTCCGCATCCACCGTGGCCACGTTGGGATCGTCCGACCGCCACACATAATTGATCGGGTGTTCTGCGGTGCTCTCCACATCCTCCCCGTTTCGCTGAGACCGTGCCGTGAAGGGAACGGTATCCCCCGCCGTCATCCGGGGACTTCCGGCAACAAATACCGCCCAGGAGAAGTTCTTCCCGCCTGCCACTTTCGCCTCCATATCGTCGATCTCATGGTTCGGTTCCTGCATCCGGGCGTTGAAGTGCAGCAGATGGGTGCTCTCGTCATCCCCGGTGAACTCCTGTGTAATGTCAGAATATCCGGTGATCTGATAAGCCCGCCGCCCTAAGATCAGGCGGCTGTTCTGGTCCAGCTGCTCTGTGTTGGCGTTGCGCTGGCAGATGATGTTGAAATAGCCCTGCATGATGAGGGTCATTTCCTGGAAGTCGTTGGCCGTGGCCTGTGCCAAGGACTTTTCCACAAGGATCGGTTCTTCCCGGATGTTTCCGTACCAATCCAGAAACCGCCATACAGCGTTGCACCGCCGCATGATCCCGGTCCCTATTGCGCTGGACAGGTTGGATGGGTTCGTCACCAGCCAGTAGGAACCCATGGTCTCCACTTTGGCCCCCTCCGGGATGTAGTCCACCCCGGCGTCCGCCACCAGAAATGCCTTCTGATCATCGGTTTTCCGGGTAAGGCTGACGCCCTGCTTGGTGGTGTCGGAGAGCCGGATGTGCTTTGTGCTCCACCGGTAGAAGTCTCCGGGAACCAAGCCCTGCATCCGGGCCGTCACAAAGTCCGTGGCGTAAGGAGCCATTTCCTCCACAAATCGGGCCGTGGCATCCGCAAAATACTGCCGCTTCCGGTCCCGGTATTGAGCCGGAGCGTTGGTCGCCCTGCCGTTCCCGCCACTCAAAAGGCCGATGTTTTTCATGCTGTGCTTGGCGTCCGCCATGTGGCTCCCTCCTTTCAGATCAGCTCCATCTGCCGTGCCGACCGGTGAAACGCCGTTGCGTATAGGCAGTCCTGCTCATACTTCCGCAATTCCTGATTCAACAGCCCCCGGTTTTGCAGTTTCTTCTTGCTGCCCTTTTCCATGTACTGCGGCTCGTTAGGTGGGTTAAAGCTCCGGTCATGATCCTTTGGCGCGTCGCTGAGCCAGTTGCGGAAAAACCGCTCGTCCCATACGGAGGCTACGCACAAGCCCAATAGCCGCTTCTGCTCCGCTGTCAGGTCATGGGCAAAGGCCCCGTCGGTGTAAAAGTCCATTTCGTACTGCAATCCCGCGTCCATCTGGGGAGGGAAGGTCACGGTCCCGGTCTCCGGGTCATACACCGCCTCTCCATACGGTACTAAGAGCACGGACCCGTCCGGCTGCTCCGCCCGCTGTGCGCAGGAGAATAATTCGTAGCCGGTCATCCCCGTCTCTACCTTCGTTTCTTTCGCAATGCTCTCCAAGGTGGAGACCCATGCACTGTCCCCGTAGGCGGGTTCCGTCAGTCCCTCCTTCAGGTAATCCACTATCTCAGGGGGACGGTTGAATACCGGGATCGCGTTCTTCATGTAAAGGCTCATCCGCCGGAGGAACCGCGCAGGGCTTTCCGCCGCCTGATCCGTCAGTCTCACGTCATCAATAAAAACCATGGCATGGTCCGAAATGATCTCGCTCCAACTCGTTCCCATAGCCGCCCCTCCTTACGTTTTTGGAATGTATACCAGCACGGTCCCTCCCGGTTCCGCGTCATTCATGGCAATGCCGTCTGCGTTGGCGGAGTCCGTCCCCGCCCCGGTCGCCAGAATCACGTTTGCCCCCGGCGCGTCGCTCCTGACCCCGGTTCCGGGATACAACGCCGTGCTTGGGTACAGGCTTGCGCTGGGATACAGCCCTGCTTCCAGCTTCACATAGTCTCCGATGTTGATTTTTTTGCCGCCGGGGTTTACGGGAAATTCCCGAAAGGTCCCGGCCGCGCATAGGTAGTGGGCTTCCCCGCCGCCTTGCTTCGGCAGCGTCACCCGCTGTACGGCGTTGTATTTCACGCCCGCGATCTTCACGTTTGCCTGCCATTGGGGCAAACTTCCCGGATCTCCGCCGATGTAAATGAAATCTCCGTTCCCCGTCCCGGTGGACAGGGGGATGGATAAACGCCCCACGCCGCTGTATGTCTTGTGGTTCACAATGACGGTTGGACTTGGCATGAAGCGTTCTCCTTTCTGTTATTTGCCCCTCCCCTGTCTCTGGGAGAGGGTTTCCAAAGGGAGAGGGCCGCAGCCCTCGCCCTTTGTGCCGTTGGGGGTCCAGGGCGAAGTCGGAACGCCCTGGTGCTTTTCTTCCGGGGTGTGGGGCGGGTTCTTTTCCAGAAAAGAATGCGCCCCACGTCCTTGACATGGGAATGTCCCCTTGCGGGAGCAAGCCCATTTAGGAAATACTCAGTACCCCATCCAGCAGCGAGATCGTCGGCATGGTGGTGGTGCCGGTGATCTTTTGGCCGTTCACATAGGCGGTTTTGCCGGAAAGAATGTCCCCGGCAGTGGCGTCCGCATCATCGGTGTCCACCACGGAGGATTTACCGTCTACGCCCAGGATGGTCGCCCCGGCCTTGATGTTGCCGGGAATCACCTTTCCTTGCTCCGCCTCGGAAATCTGAACGGTGCCGCCGGTGGTGTAGCCTGCGGGAATCGTGACCGTTCCGTCCACCGTGGAAATGGTTCCGTCGGTCTTGCCGTTGTTTGGCATGGAGCCGCCGATCAGGCTTCCGTTGACGTATGCGTTTTTCCCGGTCAGAATATCGCCGGCCGCCGCAGTGGCGTCACTGGTTTCCACATAGCGGGCGCTGCCGCCTCCCTCCTGCAGGGGGATCTTGACTTCTTCCACGCCCTCATACGGAACTTTGTTGATGATTACATTTTTCTTTGCCATGTTTCCGGTCTCCTTTTAAAAATTTTCGACCCCATCAACCGTTTTATATAGGGGTTGGATTTGTTAAGTCACGGTGATCTCGTCTCCGCTGTAGGTGATTTTCCCGTAGTCGCTGGGAATGGCTTCCACGATCACGCGGGATAGTGCCGCGTAGTTGGCGTCCGGCGTCACGATCTGCTGGACTCCGGACGGGACCACGGTTTTTTCCTGATAGACCCGCCCTTCTCCGTCAGTGACATTCAGAACCACGTCCTGAATGTCCATTACCATGGGCTTAAAGCAGGTCTCCGGCGTCAGTGTAGAGTGCTTGTTGGGTGTCAGTTCAGCTCCTTGGACTGCGGTCGGTTCTTCCGTGTCCGGCGGTATCCCGGCAGTGGGAACGGCGCAGCCTTCCGGGGTCAGGGTGGAGTGTTTGTTCGCCATCAGATCACCCCTTCCACAATGGCCTTCCGCACGTTCACATCCGGTCCGCGGAAGCCCACCACCTCCTGATGGGGCAGTTTCATCCGCCCGCCGGTCTCAACGGGCCGGTCCGGCAGCTTCAGGCTTTGCTCTTGAGAAAGGGAGAAATACCACTGTCCCTCCGCGTAGGTCAGCCCGCCGTTGGGGTAGAACTTTGCAATGCCGCCGATCTTCAGCACCAGGAGTTCCACCATCTGTGGCTCGATCACAACATCGTTCTGCCGCACCACGATGGGGATCAGATAGGAGTCTCCCTGCATCGCCATTGCTCTGTTCCCCCCTTCGGTTCAAAACTCTCAGCCGGTCCAGTCGGCCTTGGCCTCCCGCACGTCGATGTGGGTAAAGCCCTTTTTCACGTAGATCCCTACGCCGCCCCAATCGGGCATCAGCTGTCGGGCGTAGGCCGCCACCTGCGCCGGAGTCTTGCCCCGCACCACAATGTCAGCCGCCGTGCCGTAGCAGTGCTGGCTGTCCGTCACGCCGCCCACTTTGGCGTTGTACTGAGGTGTCCGGTAGGCACTGTTGATCACCACAGCGGAACCGAAATGTGTGCGGATGGATTCCAGCACCATCACAAGGCGGGGTGCTACCAGAATGGCGTCGCTGCCGTCCCTGCAGGCGAACTCCCTGACCTTGAAGTGGGCGGAAAGGCGCTTGTTCCCGTCCTTGGCCTTGGAGTATCCGTTGATTTCCACCATGGGTTTTCCTCCTTCCGGTTCCGGGTCTCTGTTCCAAAAGCAGATGTAGTTCTGCACCCGACGGCTGGAATAGATGTACTGATTCCCCGCCTGTGACAGTTGGGTGGACCCGCCGCCGTCCAGCATCAGCGCATAGTCGATGCCGGGAATGGCCCCCAGTGTGGCTTGCAGTTGGGCGGGAGTTTGGTTTCGCACTCCCTCCTTCATGGCGTAGACCCAAATGCTGCCGTCCTTCAGTCCGTAAATGGCGGTCCGTCCGGCGGCCCGCTTCACGTCCGGCGTCATATCCGGCAGTGCCAGCCTCTTCCCCTCGTTGATCAGGAATACGCAGGAAATGAAGTTGTCATACTTCGCCATGTCCCCGGAGACAGCCACCGTAAAGCGGCTGTCCCCGTTATTCCATGCAAGACCCCGGTAGGCGTAGCGATCGTTGGAAAGCACCTTCCCATTCGCCTTCACGTCGCAGGTCGGCACCCACTTGGCGGCATTGAAAAGGGTCCCGTTGATCACCACGTCCGCCCCCGTCAGCTTTCGGACCTGTGACGCCGTTTTCTTGCTGTTCTTCGGCGTTACAAATACCCGGATCTTTCCCGGCGTCACACGCACGTTCATCTGTTCAGATTCTTCCGGCTGTAGCAGCAGCCCCGGCTGTCATAGCTCAGCTCCCAGTGACCCACGGTGATGGTGGTGTCGGCGCGGCTCTCGTCCCGCTCCATCACGGGGATGGCAGAACCGTATTTGCCGCCGCCGGGAGCCTTGTTGGAGTAGCGGACGGGCTTGCCGTCGCTGGCAATCTCATACAGGCCATCCTTCCGGTCATCTTCTGCGGGGATAAAGCCCTCGGCCATCTCAGCCTCGGTCCAGCCCTCCACAGGTGCGCCGTCGGCATCCAGATGGAAGGTGGCGCCAGCCGCCTTCAGCTCGGCGTTGATCTCTGCAATGGTCTTTCCGTTCTTCTTGCCCTCAGTGATGATCTCAGCATATTTCTTGTCCATGATTTGTTCTCCTTTCAAATTTCCGGTTGAATCTTCAACCGCTTTCAACTGTTTTCGTTCGTCCCCTCTGGGGGTTGGTTTCCAAAGGCGGGGGCCGTGGCCCCCGGCCTTTGTGTCGTTTCAAGGGGGTGCGGAGGGAAATCGAAATCCCCCCGTGTTTCTCTTTAGGGGGCCGGGGGGACATTCTCTTTTCAAAAGAGAATATCCCCTTGGCTTCCGCTGGGAACCCCAGCCCTTTGCGGAAGCAATTTTAATTACTCATCTGTTTCGCGATCTGATTCACGCCGGTGCTGGCCAGACCGCTTACAATGCCCACTGCCACGGCGGTGAGATAGTCCGTTGCGGGGAAGTCTGCCATAATCAGCATCCCCACCACGCCCAGAACGCCGCCGGATACGCCCACAATAATGGGAATCCACTTGTTCTCAATGGCGGTGGCCTTCACAGCCATGCCGATCAGGTAGCAGATCACCGTGATTACCGCCACGCTGGCAATGCCAAATCCGGAAATATCCATGTCTAATTCCTCCTTTTGCCTTTAGTCCTCTTCCGCTGCCTCCGCGCTGTTCAGCGCGTCCAGCACCGGGCGGAACATTCCCTTCCGCCGGGGGTCCTCCTTGGGTTCTTCTGCATACCGGGCCTTGTTCTTCGCGTTCAGTTTCTTCAGCAGCTCCCGGCTGTCAGCGCTGACCTCGCCCCGTTCCCATGCGTCATAGTAAGCCTTGGCCACCATCTCCTGATGCTCCGTGCAGAGATCGTCGAAGATGTCCAGCAGCTTGTCCCCCATGGTCACGGCGCAGCGGAAAGCCGTCTCGTCCAGCACCTCGCCCTTGCGGTACGCGCAGTGATACACCTGCCGCTCGTCATTCGTCATACCGTTGAGCACCACCAGCCAGCGCCGCTCAATGAGCCGTCTTGCCGTTTCATCATAGAACCGGCTCCACTCGCTCTTGGGCACCATCACGGTGCCGTTCTTCCCGGTCACGGTGCCGTACATCCCGTTGGGGCCGAATACAGCCAGATTGTCGTCCGCCACCGGGGCGCACCAGCGGAGCGTCACTTTTTCCGTGTCCGCCATTACCTGCACCACTTGGGGTTTGACCCCCGCCATGGCCTTTGCAACGGCCTCCGCCGCCGCCTGTTTGGCGATCTCCGCTACCTCATCGGCTGTATACAGCTTTTCGGGTTCCTTCTCCGCCGCAGGCGCTTTCTGCTCTGCCACGGGCGCAGCCTTTGCCTGTTCCCGCAAGGGCTGGTCGGCTGCTTCCAGCTCCTGCGCCTCGATCCCCGCCGCCACATCGGCGGCCGTCCGTTTTTCTTTT